CAAGCGCCAAACGCCTAGCGCGCGGTATGGCGCCAGACAATTCGGCGTCGATCTCCGCAAGCCGCGTTGATGTTTCTGGATCAATGCCCGCCTGCGTGAGCCGCGCCCGCGCCTCGTCAAGCTCTGCGCGGACTTGCTCGGCGTCCGCTCTTAGCGCGTCAAGCCGCTCGCGCTCGGCGCTCACGCGCTGCGAAGCGTTGTCAAGTTTGTCTATCGCTCGGTCGGCTTCTGCCGCGACACGGGTTTGCGAGGAATACCAATTCTCAAGCTCTTGGCGTGCCGTGCGAGCAGCGGTAAATTCCATCGCTGCCGCTGCGCTTACCGGGCGCCCTTCCGCCAGCGCCGACACGGCTTGGCGAAAACCAGCCTCGTGCATTTCTGGCGACCAAGGCGGAAGGCCGCGACGATCTCGCACCGCGCCTATGGTTGTGTTCAAGCCGCCGCCCAAAATAGTGCCGAAGGCGAGATTGGTAAGAACGTCGCCCATGTCGTAGTCGTCTTTGTCTTTCTGCGACAGAAAGAAATTCAAAGGCTCGACCACCGCCGCACCAAGAAAGCCAGAAGACGCACCAGCCAGGGCGCGCACGGAAGCCCTGCCGCCTGCACCAGCAGCAGCGCCGCCAAGCGCCGCCGCAATGCGCGCTTCACGCACGCCTGGGATAAACGCGGACGCGATGTTGATAGGGTCTAGGATGCTGGCTGCAAGCCCGGCGCCGAAGCGCGCAACACCGCCCGTAGCCACACCGCCTTGCCGCCGCGCTATCACGTCTTCTCGGATCGCGCTGTTTGTGTGGTGCTCGTTTAGATCGCGCGCCGTCGTCCGCGATACCGGCTCGTCAAACGTAAGCCTGCCTGGAACGCCGTATTCCTGATTGGCTTCCTCTGGCGACATGGTTATCGGATTGGCTTCGAGGTTCCGCTGCACAAAACGGAACAGCCGAGAGGCCGGGTTTTCGGCGAAGGATTGCGAGAATTGCGCGCCCAACACTTCGCCGGTTGTGGCCGGGATGCGCGCGGTGCCTTCGGCTTCCGCGAGGCTGTTGCCGATCTCTCCCTCTGTGAAGAACCCGGTCATTGCGGCGGCACCCACGAGCCGCGTGGTTGCGACCCTCGCGCACCACGGCGCTCGCCCGGCAGCACGGGCGCGGCGGGCGCGGGCGCTTGCCGTGGCGTGAACCCAGGACCACGGCGGTTCTCTGCCGGAGCGGGCACGTCGTAGCCTTCGATTGGCGTAACTGCGCGGGCCGGGTTGTCTCGCTGCAATGTGCTCGCGCCGGTCAACGTAGGCCCTGGAAGGCTGTCAAAGAAAAGCTCAATGCGCCACCTACCATTTTGGTCCCGCACCGCATTAGGCGTGTTTTCCGTGACATGAACAGGCAACCGACCTCCGTTTTCTAGCTCACGCATGAGCACAAGGCCGGTGTCGCGCTGGTTAGGAACCCAAAAACCGCGCTGCGCAGAACGCCAAACGATGTTTCTGTTCTCGTCGGCGGGAACCCCTGGCGCTCCCTCTAAATCGACAATCTGCTCCGGGGTAAGGTTTCGCATAACAAACGATTGCGCGCGCTGCACGGGAGGCAAGCCAAGCGGCCTACCGTCGCTGGTTTTCTTTGGCACGCGCATGGTGCCAAGAATATCATACTTGTCATTCACAATCCTGTCGGCGGCGCGCTGCATCGCGGTTGTTGCGTCGGCGCCACGAAACACATAGTATGCGGCGAGATTTTCAATAGCGCCGCCGACCATCGCCGCCAGCCTGTCGCCGCCTGTCTGGCCGCTCGCCAAAGCGGTAGCAACAAAAGGTTGAATGTAGGTTCCGATCTCTTTGGACAGCCTGCTTTCTTCGGCAGGGAACGCACGGCGCACGCCCTCACGGAAAGGCCCGGCACCGCCCGCCGCCTTTTGCGCCGCCAACATGCGCGAGAAATCTGCCTGCCCCACAGCGCTATCTATGTTGGCGAGTATTTGGTATTCGGCGGGTAAATTCCCATCGCGCGCCAAATCCTGAAACACCCGCGGCCACGCTTCGCCGTAAGCTTCTGCCAAACTGCGAAGACGAATAGCCGGGCCATCGGGGTTTTGCGGATCGCCCTGCGCCGGATCACTACGCATAATGTCGGAGGCGATGGCTTGCGATTGTGCTTTGGACAGGATGCGACGTTCCGGCTCCGGCACGCCTAGCCTCGCCTGCGCCGCGAGCGTTGCCGTAACGTAGCCGCCTAGCGCTTGGTTGTCGTTTGCCGCTGCTGCTGCCTGCTCGCGCACGCCGGGGTCCGCCAGCGCGTATTGCGCGGGGTCGGCCAAAAGCTGCCGGTTGCGTTCTTCAATTCGTTGATCGAGGACTTGTCGCAATTCTCCGCGCGAGGCTACGTCGCCCGCTCGGTCGGCTTCCAGCACACCCGCTTCGTCCATCCTCGTGCCTCGACGCAAGCGCAGCATGTCCGTAATCGGCCCGCTACCTTCAATCAAATCCTGTCGCAAAGCCTGTAGCTCTTGCGGCGTAGCAAGCTGCACAGAAGAAAACACTTGGCCTGCGATCTGCGATGTATAGAGCGCGTCAAGCGTTCTGTCCGCTTGCTCGGGCGGCATTAGGCGCCGTATCTCGGCTTCTGGAATAGATACTTGCGCGCCTTGTTGTAGCGCCTTGCCGAGATCAGAAACTTGCCTGTCAAGCGCCGCGCGATCCTGAGCCTGCGTGGCATTTTGAACATTCTGCCACATATTGAATTGCGACATGACAGCGGCTTGAAGCTGTGGGTCGCCGCCTGCCATTTCCATAGCGCGGCCAAGCAAGGCCCGCGTGTCGCCGCGTGGCGCGCTCGGCGATACTCGCGCTGAAAGCGCCTGCAATACTTGGCCGGTGGACATGCCAGGGCGCATAAGCTCGCCATTGGTGGAGAACGCCCGGCGCGCACGGTTTTCTCCTGCGACCCTACCGTATAGCGCCCGTGCGTCCGTATCAGGCGAAGCCTCAATGAAAGCTTTGGCGCCGCCGATGCCTAGCACCCAAGCCGCGTATTGCTCGCCCGGCGTCAACACGCGCCCTATCGCTATCCGCGCATCGGATTGGTATGCTTCAAAGATAGCCACATGCGCCGCGCGCTCGTTGCGCTGTTCCGGTCGAAGGCCGAGCCGCGCAGAATACGCGGACCAAGTTTGATCTGTGATCTGGCCAGGGCCGCTTGCCGAGCTATTCGGATTGCGGCGAGCATCGCCAGCAGGGTTCTCGGCACGAAACACCACGTCCACCACAGAGCGCGGGTTTTCTGTTTCGGTCGGCGCAGTAACCGTGGCTACGATATTCGCCGCCGTGCGAACCCTTACGGGCGCTGATAGCGAGTTTTCAATGCGGACTTGCGCGCCAGCGTCCAAGCTCTCGCGCACGCTATCGAACATGCGTTTCGCTGCAAGAGGATCGTCTTCGGCGATAGTGGCAATGACGGCGCCATAAAACCTACCGCGATACTCCGATTGCTTTTGAGCGAGAGTGACCGCATCCCACCCACCAATCTCGCCAATCTTCACAAGCTCTGATTGCCCGACGGCGAGCGCCGCTGTAAGCCCTGCCGGGTTGAAGCGGTTAAGCATACCGTCGGCTATGGCTTGACTAGCCGCCGCTTCGGAAGCGTTGACGCTGGCTGTGCGCGTTTGGCGTGTGTTCCATTGCGCGCCTGTCATAAGAGCCGCGTTACCCGCTTGGCCGACACGCCCCGCAAGCATACGACGCACACGATCATTTGGCGCGCTGTTCAAAGCGCTTTCCGTAATCTCTTTTATGCGTTGCTGGTATTGCGGGTAGGCTTCGGTAGCTGCCCTGCCTTGCAATTCACTAAACGACGCCCATTCCTGATTGATGCTGTTTTGCATCGAGGTAGCGGCTTCGGTCGCAAAAGTCTCATTGTTTATTTCTTGGTCACGGATAGCTTGTTCCGCCAGCGCGCCGCCTGCCCGCTGCATCTGCTCGCCGAAGCCTGCCAAAGCTTGTTGCACCGCGCTTGACGCTTGGCCCATAAGCCTTGCCGCGCCTTGCCCGAAATCGGAAGGCGATGCTTCGCTACGCTGCGCAAACTGTCCCGGTATTACCCCGGCTGGTTGTTGATCGACTGTCGTAACGGTAGGGATACGGGCCATGTTCCACCTATATGATTGCGGGAATACCAGCAGATTGCATACGGCCAAAGCGATCAAATGTGCTCGTCGCCCCGCCGAGAAGCGAGCTACCCGCCGCGATGGTGCCTGCTGTTGAGTATGCGTCCGCTGCGAAACTGCCTGCCAGGAGCGCGTTGCTGGCGGAAACGCGGTATGCCTCTCCGCGTAGGGTTGCTGCCAGGGCTTCGTCCATGGCGTTTGCGCCCTGGATACGATAGCCCGACGCTTGCCGCCCGGCATTGCTTCTGATTTCAGCAATAGCTAGGCCCCCCAAATCCGCCACGTCTTCCTGCAAATCGACGCCTGTTCCTTCGTCAATCATAAGGCCATTTGCCGCCAGCCCGGCGCGCTGCGCGCCAATCAGCGAGCGTATGCGCCGCCCTCTGTCTTCCTGCAATCGCGCTCCGGCAACCTCTGTGTATTGGGCATTGGTTTCCGCCAAGCCTGCGTTGCGCTCGGCGGTTTGCCGGTTAATGTCCGCGATAGCCGCTTGATACTGCGCCTGCTGCGCGGCAGCTATGGCTTGCATCTGCGCGGCTTCCGCTTGTGACTGCCCTTGCTGGTAGGCGCCGTAGGCGCTTACGCCTGTGCCGATAACGGTTGTCGCTATGGCAGCGAGAGCTAGAGTTTCGATACCCATTTATGCCTCCTTCTGGCAAAGCGCGAAAGGAACACCGTTCATAGGAAACACAAAACACTCTTTGAACCCCATCCATTTTATCCAGCGCACCGCTTTGGTGTATCGGGTATCCACCAAACATTCGAGAAGCGGATACTGCTGGTGAATGTGCTCAAGAAAGCTTTTTGATCCTCGTAGTAATTCACGAGGATGCTTTGGCACTAACTCCGTGCCGAGCATCCACATGAGCGCCTTGTGCCCTAATTGAGTGTGCGGGGTGGCGCCCCACATCGCCACAATATCCTCGCCCAAAAGCGCCGTCTCGGCCACCATACTCTCAGATATTGCGGAACGTAAAGCCTGGATTGGCGAGTATCCTAAAGCTATAACCTCCGTGCTGTCCTCCTTGCGCATGACGGGCGCCATGCGCTCGGCGTGTTCTATCGTGGCCGGGACTACGACGATCATTGCATGTTGTCTCCCAATAGGATGCTCGGGATTACCGCCAACACTGTTACCGGCAGCGGATAGCTCTGCTGCAAACAGACAACACCATCATCATCCCACCCCGAAGACAGTATGATAAATTTGTCAGCATACCAAAGCGGACGCGGCGCTGTAGGCGCCCCGGCGAAAAGCTGCGACAGCGGCAACCCGCCGCCGTCTTGGAACACGATAGGCTCGCCCATAGGCTCGTTATCGCGCTCTTTTACTTCCGTAAGGTTTGACCAATCAGCGCCAGCCGCTAGGCCGCGTGTGTCCTTTACGCGAAGGTGCATCGCCGCAATAAGTTTGCGACCGCCTTGCGATGTTGGTTGCTTTACCTCAAGCCGCATGGTTTGAAGCTGCGCAGTAAAACCTTGTCCTATGATGATCTTGGTGGCTGGCTCGTCGAGAACGATACAGCCATCCACGACAGTCTTTGGTGTTTGCACGTTTCCGTCGGCCAACACTTGCACTACGCTGTCGTTCAAATGGTCCAAACCGCCTACGGTAGTTACCGCTGCCGTCATTGACCAATCGCCTTGTTCCACACGCGGCAAAACAATTCCTGGGATATTCGGCACCCCTGCCGGTAGCGCGTCAAAAAAATCAACCTCGATCTGGTTTGTGGCAGGCACAGCCAGGACCGGGCCTTTACCGCCGCGCACGCGGACGATCTTGCCCACGTCACCTATAACAAAAGGCGCCCCTTCCGTGGTTATGCGAAACTTTGTCACCACGCGCAAAGACAGAACGGCGCCGGAGCCGCCTGTCGATCCTGTGACTGTGATACGCGGCGCCACATAATTCTGCCCGGCCAGCGCGAGCACGGCGCCGGTAATGACGCCGCCTGTTTGCGTCACCGTCACTTGCCCGCCTGTGCCTTCCAAGTCTTCAATAACCGCCGTCAGCGTGCCGCCGTAGCCGGAGCCGCCCGCTTCGATTGTCACCGCATACAGGGCGCCAATGCTGAAAGCTTCGCCGTATAGGATGGCCGTTGTGGGCTTTGAGAGCGGATAGGCCGCGCCTGCGTCCACGCACCACGCTTCCTCGGGCTGCGCCGGGATATTTGCGGCGGGGTTTGCGCCAAACAGTCGAGAAGCGAAGCGTTCCACCATATACTGAAAACCAAAGTTAGGCCGGTAGCGCCGCACCACGGCATACACCGCGTCTTCCCGATCTTCTGGAATTGTGGCGATTGATATAACTTGGCCCTGGGTGTCGTGCCTCGCCCACCCATAAACCTCCTGCTCTTTGAGGTATGTGAGCGACAGCAGCACGCCATCGTCTCGCACCGCCCACACAAGCTTGCTTGGTTCTTCCGCGTAACACCATTGCACTATCTTCCGGCCTTCCAGAAGGTGACGTGCGAGGATAGAAATGTCGGAGCCGGTGAAATTGTTGGAATAGAAGCTAAAGGCCAAATCGCGCACCGCGCTCCCGCGCGCCTGGGCATAGACAATGTGATCGCCAATGCGCAGCGGCCTCAAGGCTTGCGACCCGCTGAAAGCTTGGGGTGGCGCTTTGATGTTGCTTGGCGTGAGCGCTGCGTCACTTGAGCCGCTTGATACGAGATAGGCGCCGCCAGAGGTAAGGGCGATCATCCCGTTTGTCATAGGAACAAGCGCGTTGATAGCATTTACCTCTTGCGCATAGAGCGAAGCGGTTATCGCGTCGTCGTCTTGCACAGGATCGGAAACGTCATAGTTAGTGAATTGCCCTGGCTTGCTCAACCAAAGCGTAGCGGGGGCGCCACGACTTGCGGCGAAGGCGCGGCGCTGCTGGACATACGCCACCACAGATGGGTTGGTTGTGCCGCCAAGCGCCAAGCTCACGGTTCCGCCCGATCCTGCTACGTCGGTGCCTACGATAGTGAAGGCTATGGTGTCCGCGTTGTCGGTCGTCATGCCGGTGGACGCGCTAGGGGTTATGTCTGTATTGGCCCAAGAAATAGCTGTGACAATGCCGTTCACCACGCCGGTAATGTCGATCTGCAATTTATTGGTGCCGACGCGGTGTGATACCGCGATGGCTTCAATGAAATTGGTGTAGCTGTTCTTGTGGTAGTTTTGACCCCCATTGACGATCGTGATGCTGCCCGGCGCCGGAACAAAATGGGTGCCTAGCGGATTGGCAACCCAGGAGCCATTGAAAGCCAGGACCAGCCCCGAGCCTGCTGGCGCGGCGTCTAGCACGGCGGCGGTAGGCGCGGTGTAGTTTGTGCCGCCGACGAGCACATTAGCCACCGCCAATTCGCCATAAGGCGAGGCGCCCGCTGATAGATCGGCAGTAAGCGCGATCTGCGCGCCGGAGCCGGTGGCGTCCGTTATGTTGACGTATGGCGAAACGTAATTTTGGCCTGTGGTCAAGATTGTCGCAGAAGCTATTGCCTTGTCCAAGAAAGGGTTGCGCCCCTGTGGCGGGCCTTGTTCAAACTTAATGGAGAAATTCACGTCCACAAAGCTTGCCTCGAAGCTGTTGCCTACCAGCCCATAGAAATAGGGTCCGCCGCCTTGCTGGCCGCTAGGGACGGGCGTAGCCTTGTATATGCGGTATTTGTAGGCGCCTGATACCGCCGTCCAAGCGAGCCGCACAACGCGGTTCGGGCTGGCGTTTTGATCTAGTGCTGCCATGACAACCGTGATCGCCGCCGTGGGCACGCTCTCGCGGCCTTCCTGATCGACGGTAGTGACGGCATAAGCATAGAAATACTGAGGATTGGCGGGAATGTTGTTGACCGCCGTAGCTGTCGCGCCTGTCGGCGGGCCTAGCGCCGCGCCGTAGGTCTGCTGGACAATCTGCCAATTAGTTTGCGCGATGCGCCTCACGTCGTAGGCCGGGAAATCTGGATGAACGATAGTCAGCACGTCGGCAGATTGCGTATAATTCAAAGCAAATAGGTCGGCTCCGGCGTAAGGGCTGGCGACCTCATACACGCGCTGGATTGTCCCGCCGCTAACCCACGACGACCAAGACGAAGACACCACAGGGACATAATCGCCAACACCAATACGACCAAACTCATAGAGCGTGACTGTGTTTGCTGTTGCGTCGCCGACGTAAAATGTTCTGGTGTTTAGGCCAGAAATTCCGTTCGGCCTGTTCATGCCTGTGGTGTTTAGAATGACGACAAACTGGCCCACACTAAAGCCGTGGGCTGCGGCGGTTATGACCGTCGCCGCACCTTTGGTGACGGCAGTAATGATCTTAGCGGTTTCCAGAACATAGTCACCGCGATAGATCACGCGCATTTTGTTTGAGTGAAACTCAAGCATATAAGCTTGATCTGAATTAAAAATGAAAGGTATCAAACACGGCTTTGGGTCGCCCGCATACAGCTTGCACATTCCAACATGGCTTGTTCCTGGCCGCGTGCTGGCGCCGCCTTGTGGATCGACATAAAAATTGCGCATCACGGCGGCGCCTACGCGGTATTTGTCGATCTCGACACGGCCTGACAGAGACGGGGAAAGCTCGCCGCCAGCAAAGCTCGTTTTGATGAAATCCTCGGCCATGTCACACCACCAAGAAAGAAGGAGTTACCCAGGAAGAAACGAAATTCTCCACCATTATGCCGGGAGAATACCCGCGCGCCACCAGCCAATCAGGCGTGTGGTTCATCTGCGTGATGCCTTCGTTGCCGTCTCTGGCTCTGGCCGCGTTGATGTAGCCTACCGCCTGCTGCGAGATATTCCGCTGCACGTCCACGTTGCCGGTTAGGGGAAGCGCGAGCCGCGCGCCCAAGGCGTATATCATGGCTTCGGAAAAGCTCGCATCCCACAAATCCTCGCTGTCGGCGCGAAAGGTATAGCAACCAATCGCTGTCCGCACATTCGTAAGGATCACGTTAATAGGTTGCAATGTGTTGTCCAAGCCAGAAGCAATCTCGAAAGGCGCCGTCCTTATCTGAGGCACAGGCGAAGGCCCCGAAAAACCGGACGAGAACATTGGCGGCGTTACCGCTCCGGTGTCCGTGGGCGGTGCGGTGATGTAGCGCACCAGAAGACAATTACTTGGGTATGCGTATTCGTATAGCCACGGCGGGGCAGGCATGGTTTGGTCATTCCACGCGCCTCCTGTCGGGTTCTCCGGCGTGCCGGGCGCGCTCTTGAGCAGCGTTAGATAGGTTGTGCGCTTGGCAAAATTCCAATGCGCAGAACGAAGCATGGCGTCTCGCGTGCTGTCGTAAATGAGCCGCGTTTGTTTGGCTTCCGAGCTTGCTTCAAGATCGACATTGACGATGGTAGCGCGCGCCGATATGGCGGCGAGCGCGCGATTAGCGATCTCTGTTTTCGTCGTCATTGCGCGCTACCTTTCGTTCAATCGTCTTCTGAGGCAGATGGATAGAGCATACCCGCCGCTGTCTTTCGCGGCTTGTCCATGCCCATTTCCACGACTTGTAGCTCCATGCTTTTCATATCGCCGTCGGCGCGACCGGCGACGACCACGGCGTTTGCCGTGATCTGCACCGTGGCGCCGATTGGCAGCGGCATGTCTAGGCCGAGCTTTTCCAGCACGTCTTCGTTTAGACAAAGACGAAGGCCATAATTCGAGACAAGCCCTGGCCCTTCTGTTTCTTGCGGCTCTGGCCGCACGTCAACCATCTTAGGCATGTGGCTCTCCTTACAACCCGGCGAAGCCTTGCGCGGACAGGTGGACAGAAGCGCCCGTAGTGACCAAGCGTGCATTGATGCCGCTTGCCGTGCCGGAGCTTGCGCGCAACGGCGTCGGAAAGGTGAAGCTTGCCGGGGCAGTCATGTTCGCCGGGAGGAACGTGCGGAACAAGACAACCGGCGTGCTGTTGGTGTCTTGGATAACAAGCTCCGTGGCGACAGCATTGGTGTTGATCGCTTGCAGCGCCGTGACATAGTTTCGGTAGGTAGCTACCGCCGCCGCCAAAGTGACCAGCGCAGTAGTGGTTATCGGCGTTGCGTCGGCGGCGGCGCGATACTGCCAATCAAGCTCGGCAGGCGCAAAAGCCTTGTTGACGAGCTTCCCTGATAGATCGGCCCACAAATCAACCATGCGCCCTGGCGTTATGCCGGAGAGATTGGCGTTGCGCCCCGTGGCGATGTAAAGCGGGTTGCCTGCCACAACGCTGTCGCGCGGCTGTATGCCGCCCATGACTTGCTGAAAAGGACGCGGCACACGAGACGGCGCAAAGAGGCAGGCGGCGGTTCCAAAGGTTCCAGCCGTGGCGCGCACGCGAAGCCAATTTGATCCCGACACGTCAAAGACAAAACCGTATGTTGGTGTCGCAGAAATAACGCCTGTCGTGCTTTCAACGACGTGGCCGTTTGTCCGCATGGCGTGGACAGCATACCAATTTCCAGTAGCTCCGCCGTCAATCGAAGCTTCAAAGCTGAAATTGGCGCCGGTCACGCCGGTAAGCGCGATGAAAAGGCCGACGGTTGCCAAGCCATTTACGGGTATCACAGCTTCGCCAGAAGCCGAGATTATGGATCGCAGAACGGGAGCATCTTGATCAAGGAAGGACATAGCGTTTCTCCGCTGTTAGGGCCGGGACGCTATGCGCCCTGGCAATGAAACCAAGGCTGGCGCCGCGCACAAGACGCGGCGCGCAGTAAGCCCTATTTACCAGCCTTGGCGGTGGCAGCAGGCTTGCCCGTCGCGGCGGGCGGCGGGGGTGGCGGGGGCGGCGGGGGCGGCGGGGGCGGCGGGGGCGGCGGAAGCGGAATAAGAGCTTCCAGCCCCGGCACGGCTGGCTCCGGCTCCGGCGCGGTGTCGGGCGGCTCTGGCAAGCTTGCCGTTTGCTGCGCCTGCTGCACAGATTGGACCGTGGGCACAAGGCCCATTTTGACAAAAGCAGAAGCCACGGCGGCGGCAACCCGCTCTGCAATCACTTCATCATCCGTCGCCGCGCTGGTCATTGGCACATTGCCAAACGGATCGAGGTTCATCTGTTCGGTTCCGGCCATGCGGCACGCTTCCGTCGCGCCTTCGTCCAGCGGCTCCATGTGCGGGCCGGGTTTGCCAGAATAGATAATTTCCGTGCCTGACGGCAAAAGCTCGTGATCGAAGCCGGGCATACGAGCGATGTATGCTTCGTGCTTCAAGCGATATTTGCCTGTAGGCCAAATCGGTTCCGGGTGCATTTTTGATACTCCTGTTCGGGTTGATGCGTGCGGGTTGCCCCGCACGCAGAAGGCGACGGTCGCTTACACGTTTGCCATGTTGAGCGCCGACGGATACTGAACCATGTCTTCACGATTGAGAAGCAGATGCGCCAGCACCGCGCCAGCGGTGAAGGTGCCAACAACCGTATAGACGAGCTTATAGAAGCGCGGCAGCGCAAGCCCCCCATACGGCGGACGCGGCAGCGTAATCGGAAAGAGCAGACCCGGCGTGGCGTTAAGCTGCGCCAGCGTGATCGCCGGGGTTTGCGCATAGATAACATAGGTTCCCTGCGCGCCGCTGCCGTTATCCGGTGCGCCCTGCAAGGAAATCTGCACGCTGGTTCCGCCAGCAAAAAGTCGATTGCTGAGAACCAAAAGCTGCAAAGCCATACCAATACTCATATCGCGGGCATTGCCGATCTGGCCGCTGATACCCACGTCGATAACGTCCGTGCTATCGCGGGTAACTGTGATGGCTGCGAAGGTGTTATTGTCACCACCGTCGAAGCACAAGGAACGATCCAAAATCATAACGGTAACTCTCCTGCGCCCTGGGCGCTCTTGATGTGGGTGGAAGGACCGAGCTTAGGTGATCCGAGCTTCGGTCGTCAGCAGGCGATCCACAACGCGGATCGGCACGCCACGGAACATAGTAACCGGCTTGCCGTCAAACTCTCCGATAGAGAGCAGCAGGTTTGTTTTGTTCATGGCTTGGCGATCAAGCGCAGCAGCGACTTGGCGATTGCAGTAAATCGCAAAGCGCGTGGCGCCGAGAACGCCGCTTGGCTTCGTCGGATCGGTAGTAATCCGCATGGACGAAGGCGCCGTCGGGAAGCGGTGGAACGCCGACACCAAACCGTTGATAAGGTTCGCCGCGCTGGCGCCCGTCAACAGCGTCACGTCGATATTGCACATACGCACAACGTAGCGCCAATCGCGCACGGCAAGGCCGCACTCCCATTTGAAATGCGAGCGATACACGCGATACATGGAGCCGTCGGAGAGGACTTTCACATCTTCGCCGAGATCGGTCATTTGCAGGCCAGCAATCTTGCCTTTCGGGAAGATGCCGTGGACCGAGTTTGGTCCCCACCCAACAACCCACATGGAGCAGTTTGTCGAGCCGGTGCCGCCCATGTCGATAACATTGTTGGCGCTGGCGGCATTGGCGACTTGGACAGTATTGTAGCGCGGCGCCAAGCCCATGATCTGCGCAGGCGTGTTCATCGAATTGGCATACAGAAAAGCCGACTGGACTTGCTGCGTCATGCCTTCGTAAAAACCGCCTTCTTCGCTCAAGCGAAATTCCGCGGTATTCCCGTTGAGATCGGCCAAATCCTTGTCAAGCTCGGAATAGCCTTCAAGATTACCGCACGCTTCCGTGATCTGCGCCGTCGTGCTTTTGGTAGGCTGCACGCCCTGATAAAGCTGGCGCCATGTGCCTTGCGGGAGGCCGGTGCGAATGGTCGTCTTGTGACCGCTCGTTTGGTTGCCTTCCACCCACAGCATATCATCCATCATAGCATTGGATTGAGACAGAAGATCGACCACCGTAGCCATCTTCCCGTCGTCGTCAACACGCTTTGCCCAATCCGCCAGCGTGAGGGCGGTATTGCCAATAATGGCCATAATAAACCTCTGTTCTTTCAGCCGCCCTTAGCGGCGTTGTGTTTCGGATACAAAAGCGCCGCTGCCGATTTAGGTGGCTCGGTCGGTGCGTTACCCTTGACCGGCCCCGGTTCAACAAGGCGCTTTGCCATGCTGTAAAGGAGCCGAATGACGGCGGGATTATTCCCGGCGCCTGTGAGGCCAAGAGCCTCCCGCGTTGCGCGCGTTTCTTCTGGCGTCAACACCAGCGTCATAGCTTGCAACACAGTCTCTTTTGCCATCGGCCATTTATCGCCGCCAATGACAGGATCAGCTTGAACCTCGGCCACCCATTTTTCGTTGAGATCAACCCAAGCTTTGATTGGGGCTTGCATCTGTTCCACAAGCTTAGGCCCCAAGGTATTGATAACCGCCTGGACGCTCTCATTATCCATGCCGCCTTTCGCGGCACCTTCCAGAAACGACACCAGCAGAGGATCATCCTTGCCGATGCCTTCTGGCAATTCCACGTTGTAGTCTTCCGGCTTGATCTCGGGGGCCGACGGCTCCCCCTCTTTGGTGTCGGCCCCCGGCGTGTCACCTTCGGCGGGCTTTTCAGGCTCCGCATCCAGCAAGGTTTTATCCAGCACGGTTTCGTCAAGCTTGGCGGCAGGCGCCTCGGCAGCGGGCGCAGCGGCAGCAGGCGTCTCGGCAGGCGCAGCGGCGGGCGCGGCTTCGGCAGGCGCAGCGGCGGGCGCGGCTTCGGCAGGCGAAGAACCACCGCCGTCGCTTGGTTGCCTGACAATTCGCATATAGCGATCAATA